ATGACGAACCCGCATATCTTTGGCTTTGTCACAAGCACTCGGAAATCCCCACGACTGAATCCAGCCATGCGTGATTCTTTGAGGTCTGTCGGGTCTGATCCGCTAATTGAAACCGCTCCATTAATCGAGTCGGAGAGCTGCTTGGACTCGTCATTGAGTCCACACCAAACTATCCACTGGCCGGATGTCGAGTTGACGACATCCGCACATGCCCTAACTCGCTGCGGGATAGATTCCCGCCTGGCCGTGATCCGGTCGCCCATAGACTCAGCAACCATTGAAAAGAGGTATCCCGGTGTCGCATCGGAGTTAACTGTAATCTGATCGACCACCAAAGGCGGCAGCGAGAATCCTTCGTCGGAGTGCCCAATGTCAGATGGCTTCTGAATCATAATGGCCCACGAGCAAACCCACCGCCAGAAGTCGCCGCGAGCGTGGCCCTTAAGTCGCCAGTTTTGAGTTGATCCGCCATCATGCACAAAATACGTCGCCAGCATCTCGGCTGGCGACATGATGCCGAGAAATGCGGCGTGGTTACCCAGCTCTATGTGATCGTTGGGTGCCGGAGTCGCAGTACATGCGAGCCTGTAGGGCGTGTCCTGAAAAGCCGCAATGATGGCCGTCCGGGTTTTGCCTGTCTTTGACTTCAGGATTGATGACTCATCCAAAACGATGCCTCCGAACCTTGACAGCTCAAAATGGTCCATCATCTCGTAGTTAGTTACAACTATCCCCGTGTTGCCATCGTCTGCCCTTAAGTATCGCGCTGCAATCCCGAACTTAACGCCCTCTTCGACTGTCTGTTGCGCGACAGCAAGCGGCGCGAGTATTAATACCGCCTTGCCCGTATGCGCTGCAACATTATCAGCCCATGATAACTGCATGATTGTCTTGCCCATGCCGCAGTCCGCGAATATTGCAGCGCGGCCACGCCTCGTCGCCCAGGTTACGATGTCAGACTGGAAATGCATCAGGTGATTGTTCTCTGATTGAGGATCAAATCCAACGGGTGCGCACCCCGTCGCCTTGCTTGATATGAAGTCGTCGTAGTTCATCGCATCACCCGACCTTCCAATATGTCTGCCCTCATATCGTCCACGAGGTCTGCCCCGTCAGCGGTCAGGGATAGGTAGATTGGATCGGCCCCCGTCGCGATAACCAGGCGGCGGTCCTCCAGTTCTCGGATTGCGGATAGATCGTCGGGATTTGCGCCGAACAGCTCAATTGATCCGCCGATGAACTCGGTGAGCAGGTCGGTGGCGTTGGTGCTGATGGGGTTATTCATGGTCTCACTCCTTGTAGTGGTTTCGGTTCTCAGACGCCTCGGCAGAGATCGTCCATTAGTAGCAGATCGCTTGCTGTGTGCCCTGCGGCTATCAGCGTGTATATTTCACAGAGCGCGGCGCCGACGCCCTCTTTGCGTGCGGCAGGTATCGCGCATGCGTCGTGATACTTGGCCTGCGCCTTTAGTTGGCTGATCATGCGGAGCGCCGCCGCCAGCCTGTCCTCCAGGTCTCGGATTGCTGCCTTGTCATTGCTCATGGTCTCACTCCTTTGGTTGCGGTTTACTTTGCGGTCAGTCCTGAACCTGCGAGGCAGGTGTATATTGCGAGTTCGATAACCTTGGCGCCGCCGTCGAGTCCGGTGACGCTCTTGGCGATGTCTCTGGCGGCTGTCAGCTTGCGAGGGCCGCCCTTTGGTCCGCTTGTCCTGCCGACGTTGGCGGTGATCCAGCAGGAATCCAAGGACACAGAGGCGAGGCTGTCGGTGAATGGTGCGAGGTAGGCTTCGAGCTTGCGGGAGCGGATGCCCAAGCCGAGCAGGTGAACGTGGTCCGGCTTGCGGGTCGTCAGGAAGTCCGCGACCTCGGCGGCGGTCGTGGCTGCCTTCTTGCAGGGCATGGCGGGTATCCAGCTCGTGAAGCCGAGGGCGGCGTCTATCTTCGCGGCGAAGGCGGCTTGTGAGAGCTCGCCCTTTTGGACGGGGACGAGGACGTGAACGCCGGAGGCGTGAAGCGCTCTAACGTCTGTGGCGTAGAGGGCGAGGCGCTCCAGCGTTATGTCCTGATGTCCGACGCAATCGGGTGCGACGATCCAGAGCTGGGAGCCGAGCGCACGACCGAGGCGAGCGTAGAGGGCGAGGACTCGCTCCCAGCCAGCGGGGGTAATGGGCTTGACGATCTCGGCGCCATTGGCTCCGAAGCTCACCTCTGAGAATGCGCCAGAATCGACGAACACCTGAACGTCTGACCCTGCGAGCTCGACGAGGGCAGCCTCTGCGGCTGGGGAGATTTCGTTCGCTGCGACGCCTACGTCTGCTCCTGCCTTGGATAGTCCTCGGATCTCTCCGACACGGTTGGAGCCTGATGCGAAATATGCGGCAGGTGCGACGGGCGACTCGGGCCACGCGGTGGTCCCGACATCCAAGCCCTCGGAGAGACAGCGGCGGCGCAGTCCGTCGAGGCTCGGGTCTACGATCTCGCCCGTGTCGCTGTTGCGAACGTGGAAGCCGAGACGAGCGAGCTGGGCGACGGTGTGAGCTGCACCGCCGAAGAAGTCGGCAGGACTCAGACCCGCGGCTACGCCAAGGATCGCCTTGGACGGATAAGAGCGACCGTCATGGCGCAGATGGTAGCGGGTGGAATCCCCGTATCCATTGTCAGAGAGGAAGGCCAACCTGCCAACGCTCTCACAGACGGCGATGGAGTCGAGGACGTTCTGGCGAGAGACCTGCTTGCCTCTTACCTGAATCACCTGATCCTGAGCGTGTGCCAGGCAGCTCACAGCCTCGCCGGTGGTGGCGGTGGCCTCTGTGGTTCGTGTCGCGGTTCTTGTTGTTTCGTTGGTGGTCATTTTGCTGTCACTCCTTCGCGAGCCCCTTGCCCGCGGTTAGATTGTAGCAGATATGCAACCCAGTAATCAGCAAAAAGGCTCATTTTGTTGGATTTATTTGGCTTTTTTTTTTGTGGCGCCTGGTGGGGGTTATCGGGCTCTGATGTGCCGCCTGAGTCGCACCAGGGCCGCCTTCTCCCAGTTTCCGACCGTCATGGCAGAGACTCCCAGGGCTGCGGCGAGCTCTATGCGGGTATAGGGCTCCTCGTGCAGATGAAGCAGCCAGATCAGCGCGAGATCTTGGTGGTCGAGGAGAGACAGCGCCTCAGAGACGACGGCGGCGGCGTCATTGGTGGGGGGTGGTCTGGACGATGAGCGTCGCCGCGTCACTGTCGAGAGCATGAGGTGGGCTGGGTTTTGAGGAGAGAAAAGTGGAGCCGCCGCCAGTAGTGGTGGGGACGGCAGCGGCTCCGGCGCTGACAAAGTGTAACGGGATGGAGACGAGTGTTGTCAGCGCTTGTGGTGGTCATGTATTATCTTCGCCGTATCGGTCGGGCTTGCACCCCAGCAGGGCTGGCAGCAGCAGCAGCAGAAACGGGACGGCAAAAATCAGTGCGGTGATGGCTTGGGTTAAAATGGTATCCCCTCCTCATCGATCATGGCCGCGCCTGCGACAGGGTCACCGAGGTCGGCAAGCATCGCCGCGTCGTCGTCCTGCGGCTCGGGCGCCTTCTTCTTCGCTCCCAGCTTCGCAGCGATTGCAGAGCTCTTGGACTTGGGCGCCGCTTGGACATCCTCTGGGGCGTCGTCGTCGTCGAGGATGTCAAACTCGGCTTGTGTTATCTGCCCCGACTCGGCGCACACGTCGAGGCTCATGGCTTTATTCAGCGTGGCAGAAAATGGGAGATACTTGCAAAGATTTCTCGCGGCTGTCTTCTTCCCCATCTCTGAGTAGAAATTCCCCCATGGTCCACTACCACCAGCAGCCGAGCCGCCTCGCACCTTGTCAACGTCTGCCTTGGACAAGACGACAAACTGACTTGCGCCATCCGACAGGACCGCGAGGGCATAGAATGCGACGATCTCGCCCCGCTCTCCCAGTGTCGGCTTGTGAGTGAGGTCTGGATGGAGTCCGTGCTCGTAGGCGAATTCGTCCCCCTCATAGACAGCGTGGGCTTCGATCTTGGAAATATGACCGCTTCGCCTGGCGAGGTCTATGAGTCCGCGATAGCCGATGATGAGCTGGCACCGCGTTCGATAGGGGACGAGATAAGCCGAGCCCATGGTGCCATCTGGCTCAAGCCCCAGGGATGCCGCCGTCATCATGGCCGAGACTATCGATGCTGGGGTGCACTCCAGGAGCTGCGGGTTTTGGTTGGCGGCGATCAAGGCGACCTTGCACATCCGCTCGGGGCTGATGTGGGCTGGCAGGATCTCCGCCAGCTTCGGCGCTGCCTTCTCAAGCAAGTCCTTGAAGCTCGCGATCCTCTGGCCGTACGTTTGTACGTGGTTTTGGTTTGTCATCTGTCTACTCCTTAAAGTAAGGCCTGATGCTTCGCGCTATCGGGCTGGTCCTGGTGAATCGTTCGATATCTTCCGCTGGTATGTTAAGGGATTCGGCTAACGCCTTCCACTGTACCGTCTGGCGTTGGCTCGCCTTCGTCCATGTGACTTTGCCACAGCTCGCCTCGATACCTTTGTTGCTGCCGACAAACTCCGCGAGCGCGTTCTTGATGGCCGCCTCCTCGGCCTTCTGCTCCTTCTGGGTCAACTTGATATCACGAAGCCGGACGCACAGCGCCTCCACCTCTGGCGTGGCTACCAGCACCTTGTCGGTGGTGGCTGGGTGCAGAGCGGAGAGAACCTCTCGGCAACCGTCCGAGCCGTCTGTCTCTGGCGGGACGCCCGCCTCGACGTGATCGAGCCAGAACCTCTCACCAGCTTCGACGATAGCCGACTCCAGCTCTGGGTTGCGCTCTATGTGATAGATAGAGAATGATCTATCGACCAGTGCGACGAGATCGCACCACGGCAAATCGAGCGCCGCCATGTACCAGGCGCATTGAACCAGGTATGACTCTGGCACCTGGTCTGTGCCGGCTTCGCCCCATTGATCTTTCATCCGCCAGCTCGCGGTTTTTGCCTCCAGAACGCCGTCAGGTCGGCCTGTCGGACCTACCAGGCCATCCACCGAGGCGAGGTGCCACGGGCGTTCCGGGTGCGATATGGTCCCCTCTCCAGCCATCACAGAGGCGCCCGTCGCCTCCTTGTAGTGTTCGAGCAACACCGGCTCCATGACGTTCCCGAATTGAATAAAGGGGTTATCTGACAGGTCGGCGGGCGCGATCAGCCCTCGCTTCTCCGCCCAAACGTCGTGAGCTCCTCGGTAGGAATTGAGACCCAGCACGGAGCCGATGTCAGATCCGCCGAGTCCTGTCAGGCGTTGCTTTAATTGGTGTTGTGTTAGCGGCATTAGTAGCACTCCTCCTCGTCATCCTCATCCCATCCGTCGGGAAGCGGATAGCCGCGCTCGTCCTCGCCGCCCTTCTCGCAATGATCGCGGCAAAGCGATAGGTCTGACCAATACATCTCATCGAGCGAGTAGACAGAGCCGTCGTCGAAGACGTAAAGCCCGACCGCCACGGCGACGACAGAGGCGTGCACTTGCTCGCGCCGATCTCTGGGGACGAGGTCTCCGAACTGCTTCGATATTTCCTCGGCTGTTATCACGCCCTCCTCCTCTTCGTACTGCGCCAGCTCAAAAACGGCCTGCGCGATATTGTCGAATAGGGGCCTGAGTCGCGAGACCTCTTCGGGCATTACCTCCCAGAGGCGGTCGGTTTTGGTTGCGTTTGTCATGGTCGTCTCCTTGTTGGTTGCCACTAATTACACGGAGATGCTACCACGACGGCAGGACAATGACCAGTGTTGCGTAGAAAAGCGCCGTATAGTTGCGTGGGGCGTCGATCTGTGTATGATAGCGCTATGAATAACCAAAATGACAATCCGAGAATGCTGCACGGCTGGCGAGCCATTGCCCGCTATCTGTGCGTTGAATGCCGAACCCTCAAGCGGTCGGTCAATGCTGGCGACTATGCTGGCGTCATCAAGGCGACCCCCTCTGGCAAGGTGTTCGCGGTCGTGGAGGATCTGGACGCATATCTCGCCGGCCTGCCTTCGCCCGCCCAGGTTGACCTATGACTTGGGCCATTGCTAACTGGGCCCAAGTATATGAAACCGCCGAAAGCAAGCGCCTGAAATCAATGCCTTGGGTGCGCCTCCCCTGTGACCTTGCCAGCTCAGGTTATATAGAGATGCTGACAGAGCATGAGGATGGCGAAGCTCATTTCGGGGCGTGGGTCGCGGTGCTTGAGCTTGCCGTCCGTGGCTCAGAGCGGGGCACCCTCAGCCGTAGCAACGGGCGGCCCCACACGCTCAGGAGCATCGCCGCCGTTACCCGTTACAGCGAAACCACCTTGTCGGCCATGCTGGAACGTGCCGTGGCTATGGGCTGGGCAACCCACACGGACACGCCCAGCGAAAAGCTGGGGGCAACCCAGCAAAATGCTGGGAGCGGCCCAGCCAAACCCCGTGGGAGAGAAGAGGAGATAAGAGGAGAGGAGAAGAGAGAAGAGAATACAGACGGCGGGGCCGCCCTTGTGGCTCTCCCCAAAGCCGCCACCCCCGCCAAGCAAGCACCGCCACCCATGGAGGCAATTGCCGCCGCCTACCTTGAGATCCTCGTTCCACCCCTCCCAGCTCTACGCTGTGGGGTGCCCGCCTCCGCCCGGCGGAACGTGATGGCACGGTGGCGGGCCACCCCAGACATTGAGGAGTGGAGGCAGGTATTCCAAACCGTCAAAGGCTCCCCCTTCCTCCTTGGCAATAATGACCGCGGCTGGCGGGCCTCCTTCCTCTGGATCGTCCAGGCGGCCAATTGGGACAAGATAAGGGAAAACACATATTCAACCACGGCAGGAGGCATCACAGCGAATGACGTTGGCGATGCTATAATGCAAAACGCAAGGAGCGTGATAGATGAACAACGACAGCGAAGCGCGGACGATGGCGATGGCGGGCGTCCTCAGATTGCTAGCAGGAGCGTTCCCCACCTCAGGGGCTAAATTCTCGAAGCCCGATGTGCTCAGGGTGTGGCTGGAGGTCCTGGGGGACCGGAACCCGGAAACGCTCCTTGAGGCAGCGCGGGCCGTGTGCTCGAATGAGGAGTTCCCCAGCACCGCGGTGGTGGAGAAATGGTATCGTCGAATCGCTGCAGAGAAGCGCGACGAGCAAAAAATGCAGCAGATAGCGCGTATCGAATCAGACCATGAAGCTGCGGACGCAGAATACGCCGCTGAGGCGCTCCAGGAGCTGCGCGAGATATGCGGCGGGATAGGCGGCAATAAATAATGCTATTTGCTAACGGACTCGATGATGCGATCATCGGCATAGGGCGGAGGTGCGGCCAGCCCGACCTCGTGGTCTACTCCGTCGAGAAGTGTATACAGATCCTTGTCGAGAGAGACGGCATAGAGGAGGACGAGGCTCGCGTTTCAGATTCTCAGGGAGCTGGGGCGGCTGTGGGTGCTTCTCTGACGTTGAGGGGGTTTGAATGAGCCCGACCCAGCGCACACTCCAGCGCCTACGCAAAGAGGGTTGGCCTCTGGTCGCCGTCGTCGAGAGGTGGAACCCACACGCCATGATCCGACAAGACCTCTATGGCTTTATCGATATTTTAGCCGTCTGCCCTCGGCGTGGTATCCTTGCGGTGCAAGCCACCAGCGGCTCGAACGTCGTGAGCAGAGTCGATAAGATAGCCTCACACGAGAACGCGAGGCCATGGCTCGAGACGCCAGGCTGCCGCATCGAAGTCTGGGGCTGGCGCAAGCTCAAGGTTAAGCGGGGCGGCAAGGCCGTCCGATGGGTGCCGAGGATCGTGGATATGGACCTCTCCACACTGTGCGAGAAAGAGGACGACGGCGTGGTGCCGTTCTGATGTCAAAGAAGCAAGAAGAAATAACCGAAGCCACAGACGAGCAGGTCGTCCAGTGCTCTCGATTCAAGGTCGAGACGTGGGCGCCTGAGCTGTCCGATGATGGGCTGGCGCTCTCGTATGTGCGCCTGGCGTTCACCTTCCAAACCAACGACCTTAAGGTCGTCTATCCCATCATGACCAGATCAGAGGCGGCTATGATCTGCGATTACATCATGGACGCCGCTATGGACGTATTCCCAGAATGAGCGAGACGGCGGACAATCAGCAATGCCTCGCCGGATGTGTCGCCTATATAACGGGGAACATATGCGACGGCGTGCCGGACTTTGCGGCGTCTGTCGACTGGGTTCTGGCCCTCCGCGACTGGCTCGCGACAGAGGGTCGGTCCCTGGAGATCACCGAGCGCATGGCCGATCTATCAGAACAGCAGGTCGTAGGTATCCACGGCGACCCTGACGCGGCCATAGGGCACGCTGTAGTCTGGGAACGAGAGGCCGACATATACTTACCGTCGTTTGACCCAGCGACCTTTGTACCTGAGCGCCTCGACACGCCCGCCATCTGGCTGCAATTCCCCGAGGATTGCGCCTCAGAATTCGCGGAGTGGGTTCGTACATGCCCGAGGATGTCGGGCAACGTCCTCCTGGTGGGCGCTCCATCTCTGCCAGATCGCCTCCTGCTCTGCCGAGCGGCTGAGAGCTCCTGCGTTATCACTGGGGAGGAGATGACGTCCTCAGGCTTCGAGGAGTGGACCAGGTTTCTTACCGGCGGCGGGATGGATCTTATTGTGCTATTTGATGACGTTCCCCGCTGGCATGTGCTGTTGCGATACATGAACAACCAAGGCCAAGCCAGGGCTAACTTCGAGATGGCGGCGCCGGCTGGCTGGAGGCACCACCGAATACAGGCGGGATTTCACACGCTGACGCGGAGGCGATAGCGACTTCACAGGACTTCACAGGTGTGAAGAGACAGGCATTGATCACGGAGGCCGACGATGTACCCAGACTTGACAGGTTGACAGGTTGACAACTCGACAGAGGAGGCGATGAGCTGGCCCCTGAAAAGAGGAAAGCACCAACGAAGAAGGCCACGAAGCGCAAGGCCGGCAAGAAGAAGACCGCACCCAAACACCGCACAAAGCGCACAGCCAAGGCTAAGGAGCCGAAATGGGTGCCTCGGTTCCTATCTGGCCTCCGCACATACGGCACCGTTACACATGCAGCCGAGGCCGCTGGCATCGGAAGGCGCACCGCCTACGACCGCCGCGAGAAGGTGCAAGCCTTCGCTAACCTTTGGGACGATGCCCAGCTCGGCGCCACCGAAGACCTCGAGCTCTCCGTATTCCAGAAGGCGAAGGACGGATGGCAGCAGGAGGTCTACTTCCAAGGCGAGCAATGCGGCACGAGGACGATGTTCGCCCCACAGCTCGCGACCTTTATGCTCTCATCCCGCAAGCCTGAGATGTACAATCGGCCAAGCCATGACGCCCTCGCCGTGGCCGCTGCCCAGCAGCAGGACAGCCACGAGGTGCAGTTTTTCCCGGACCCTGACGCCGCCAAGAAGGCAGCAGAGAGCAAGGGGGAGGAGTAAGTGGTAGCCATACCGATCCCACTCCTGCCCGTCCAGTATGATTTTCTCACATGCACCGCGAAATACCAGGCACTCATCACCGGCCTCGGATATGGCAAGACGTGGATAGGCGCCCGCAAGGCCATCGCATACGCTCTCAAGCTCAAGGGGCGCCTCGGCCTCGCTGCCTCCAACTCGTACCGGCAGCTCGAGGACGTGGTGATACCGGCGCTAACCGAGGCGCTCCAGCAGATGGAGGTAACGTACAGATGGGAAGCCGGCAAGGCTCGTTTCTGTCTCGCCAATGGCTCCACCATCCTCTGTCGATCTCTGGACAGGACGGCGCTGGAGAAGGTCCGAGGCACGGAGTTCGCGTGGGCCTGGTTAGACGAGGCGAGGGATATGAGCGCCAAAGCGTTCGCCGTTGTTCAGGGCCGAGCGGGGCGCCAGAGGGGCATACAGTCCACTATCTTTATCACGACCACGCCCAACGGCCTCAACTGGATCTATGACCGATTCGGACCAGACCGCCCAAACCAGACCGATTATGCCATCTTCAGGGCCAAGACGACGGACAACCCCACACTCCCAGACGACTACGCCGTCTCGCTCGAGGACAGCTACGACACCAGGGCCGTCAAGCAGGAGCTCCTCGGTGAGTTCGTCGCTAGCTCGGAGACGCTTTACCACGCTTGGGATCGTAAAGTACACATCCGAGAGGCCGCCGCATACAAGCCGAGCCTACCGCTAATCGTCGCGCTGGACTTCAATGTCTCGCCCTGCGTGGCGGCCCTCATTCAGGAGAGAAGAGGCACGACCGTCGTGGTGGATGAGATCTGGAACGACGATGGAGACGGCACTGTGGGCGTTATAGACCGCTTCCTCGCCAAGTATCCTAACGCCGTGGATGTGCAGGTCTACGGCGACCCTGCCGGACACGCACGAGACACCAGGAGTGGGACCACGGATTACGAGATGTGGAGGGAGCGAGTCACCAGGCGCATACGCGTCCCACGCAAAACCTACCCCATCGTTGACCGCATCAATTCAGTCAATGGGCGCCTACGATCCCACACCGGCAAAATACGCCTTCTGGTCTCGCCTATCTGCAAGCATCTGGTGGCCGACTTTGAGCAGGTTCTACCGCACAAGGACGGCAGCCGGCGCCCACGCAAGGAGGCCGATACGCCACACCTTACCCATATCAGCGATGCCCTCGGCTATTACATCGTCCACGAGCATCCGCTGAGAGCTCGACTCGATAGACTCAAGGCAGCAAATAAGGACGCGGCAACACTCGCCGCCAGATAGGAGACAGCGATGGCCCACACGACAGAAACAGAGCGAAGCAAAGGCCAGCCGGTCAGCCTGCCCGGTACACTCGAAGCAGGGCGACGGATGCCGTTTGAGCACCCGCACCCATGGTATGCGGCGCAGATGAAGGACAACCGCTGGCTGCGCTATCGAGCCATTCAGGACGGCATGGAGCGACCCGAAGACCTCAAGAAGTATCTGCCGCAATTCCCCTACGAGCTCGACAACCTGTACGAGCACCGCATCCGTAACAGCTATTTCCTCGGCGGCAGCAATACAGCGGTGGAGCGCCTTGTTGGAGCCGTGTTTGCAGCCGAGCCCAACTTCAGAAGCGAGGCCGATAGCGTCGTCTCATGGGTCGATGACATCGACGGAGAGGGTACAAGCCTCCGGGATTGGGTGGAGGAGCTCTCTGGGGAGGCTAACTGGATGGGCGCGGCGTTCGCTGTCATCACCAAGCCAGCGGCGCCCGATGGCGTCGAGGTGCTAACGGAAATGGACGAGATGATACTGGACCTCCGGCGCCCCGTCGTGGAGTCGCTCAAGGTGGAGGATGTGCCGGCGTGGGGATTCGACGACCGTGGCGGCATCGCATGGGTGGCCGTGCGCCAGACGGTCGCCAGGCAGGAGAGCCCGACGGCGGCGCGGCTCCTCGTCGAGCGGTGGCGGGTGTTCGACCGAGTGGCGATCAACGTATACGAGCGGCCCATCGACCCGGACACCGGCGCAGCAGATGAGGATGAGGTGCTGACCCATAGGGGCATGATCGAGCACGGCCTCGGCGTTCTGCCAGTCGTCCCGATCTATGGGCGCTTCCGGCAGAAGATGCAGGGAGAGAGCTTTATAAAGGGCGCCTCTCGTGCCGACGTGGCGAAGCTCCTCGAGGATTCGTGGGGTAGCCAGATCAGGAACACCCATGCAAATCCAATCCTGGCATTGAGCTCCGACCGAGATGTGAGCTCCATTTACATCGGCGGCAATGTCGTACGGTTGGAGCCTGACGAGGAGATGAAGTACATACCCCAGCCGTCGCTCCCATTCGACGCGAGAGACAAGGCTGCGGAGAAGTTCACCCATGAGGCCATCGCTCAGACCGGCAGCAATCCGTCCTTTACGAGCTCAGGCACGACTCGGAGGGGCGAGAGCGGTGTAGCGCAGCAGACGAGATTCTCCCAAACCGAAAAGCGGCACATCCTCGCACACACCCGGCGCCTCGAGATGGCAGCGACCCGACTCATGGACCTCGCGGAGATGATTCTGGAGGACCGCACCATGAGGGAGCTCGGCGCGAATCACGCCCAATTCTTCAACACCTTCGAGGTGTTCGAGCTGGAGGGTTTGGCCCGCGTCTACAATTCCATTGCCCCGTCCATCGACTCGGACACCTTCCACGCGGAGATGCAGACGAACCTATCCATGCGCCTCGTGGCCGATGCTCCGCAGGAGGTCAGGGCCAAGATTCGGGACGAGATCGCTGCCGCGCCATCCATCGAACCAAATGACGTTTAGAATTATTTTAGGAGACCACCGAACCATGTATACTGACATCGACGACGAACTCGCTGCCCAATTGTCGCGGAGGCTTCCGCGACCATTCGGTCCTGGCGATGACGCCGAGGGGAACCTCGGTACTGGCGGCGGCCAAGATCAGAACGCGGCACCCGTGGGGGACGGAGCAACACCCCTAACCCTTCAAGACATCGACCGCCTCCTGAATGAGCGCCTCGCGCCTGTACAGAGGGCGATGGATGACACGAGGAATCATCGCGAACAAGTTAACCGACGGCTGGGCCTTGGCAAGTACAAGGGCCAGCAGGAGGTCGATGAGGGCGCGGAGGATCGTAACCAAGATGGCAAGCAGCTAACCGGCGCTGAGAAGCGAGCCGCAGCGGCAGAGAAGCGTCTGGCAGCGATAGAGCAGAAGGCGGCAGCGGCGACAATAAAGTCCACCATTGCCGACGGGCTCGATTCGCTCGACCAGTCAACCCTCGCACCTGGAGCCCGTGGCATCATCGAGCGGTTAATCCGTCAGGGCGCTGTGCTCGACCCAGATAGTGGGCGGGTCTACTTCGACGACGGAGAGACGCAGGTGCCTATCGAGGAAGCGATTCAGACGGAAAGCAATTCACCGATGTTCCGCAAGGCGTCATCCCGTCAGGGTGGCGGCGGCAAAGCTGGGGAAGCGACTGCAAGCCAGACACAAGGCCCGAGCGAGTTCGAGGAGCTCACTCAGGAGGAGGTGGCTAGCATGACAGACGCGGACTTCGCGAAGCTCCGAGCGAAGCATCAAAAACTCTGGAACCGGGGCCGCGTGAGATAAGCCAAATGTTTGGCGAGGCGCTCCCCATTTTGAAAAGGAGCGCCTCTCATGGCCACGAATGTTATCACCGCAGCGGCGGGAGAAAATCAACTCACAGGGCAACTGAGGACATACTATGTCCGTCGTTTCATCGAGGAGCTCAACCCGAAGCTGATCTTCAACGCATTCGGCGTTGCTGACACCATCCCAGCGCGAGAGGGTCGCATCATCTCATGGCCCACCATGACAAACATAGGAGCGGGTGAGACCCTCGCGGAAGCCGACGACGGCACCGCTGGCACCCTCACCACCTCCGCCGTCACCGCCACGCTGGCGGATTACGGCAAGTTCTTCAGGATGTCGAGCTACTTCGACACCGCGACGCCTGACCCCGTGCTGGACACCCTGGTCGCTCGCATGGCTCGCCGTGCAGCTCGCGACCTTGACGCCGCCACTCGTGACGTGCTCAACGCATCATCAAACATCTACAGAGTTGGAGGCGTCGCAGCAGACGCCAATATCGGCTCCTCGGATGTGATCGCAAAGGCCGACATTGACACGGTTGTAAACAGCTTCGAGGAGGCCGACGTGGAGCCGGTCACGGACTTCCTGCTGCCCACCGGCGGCGTCGGAACGCTTCCAGGCGAGCCCGCATATATCGCGGTCGCTCATGCCCACGTCATCAATGACCTCCGCAAGAACGCCTCCACCGTGCTCTGGGATGATGTCTCTACATACGTCCAGGGCAACGGCATCCTGCCAGGCGAAGCTGGCAAGACCGGACGCCTTCGCTGGCTGAATGCTGGCTCTGCCGGTGTGTTCGCCGCAGACACGGGCGGCGGTGCCGGAACAGATGTATACAGCGTCCAGTGCTTCGGCGCTGATGCGTTCGGCGTGGTCGATCTCGCTGGCCGTCCCGCTCAGATTTGGGCCGTGCCTGCTGGCACCGCCAGCCATGGGAACCCGCTGGGCCGTCGCGGCTCCTTGGGATGGACAGCCGAACACGCTGCGGCCATCCTGACGGACGCGGCTGTGCAGATCATCCACACCGCCTCCACCTTTGGCGACAACACCTAATAGAGAACGATAAGGCGGGAGGGCTTCGCGGCCTTCCCGCCGACCTTCAACGAACCACCACCGAGAGAAGACCATGCCCACCAAGAAGACAGCGAAAAAGAAGAAGACGACAACGAAGCCAAAAGCGGACAAGGTGCAGGTCTACCTTATGCCTGTTTCCAAGTTCAACGTGAATCCAGGCACCGCCGTCCGGGTATTCTGTGACTACAATGGCGTCCGACATGGGCGCGTCACCTGGTACGCCTTGAACACAACCCACATCATGCCCCGGAACCATGCGGAGCTTTTCTGCCACGCTGGACACATTACCAAGGGTGCTATAGCGCCGCTGCCGCCCTCTTCAAAGCTCGAGTACACGGGCATCCCTGCACTGGTATCCGACTCACAGCCGCCGATAGAGCTGCCCTCTATCGAGTATGCAGAGGTCAGCGACCTCGACGCCATCACAGACGAGGAGCTCGTGTAATGCCATGGACGACTAAAGGCTCACAAATCGAAACCGGCACCAAGGTCGTCACGCTATCGAGCGGGTCGGCTGGAGCGGCTGCTGTCACCTTTCAGAAGACGTTTACACAGGCGCCGGAGGTGTTCGTGGTCCATCACCTCGGGGATGAGTCTGCGACCTTGACCGTCAGCAGCGAGGCCACCACCGGCTTCTCTGTCGCGGTCAGCGGTTCAGGACT